GCAGAAAATATCAATCAATTAACCGATGCTAACACGGCATTAGGTTCAGCGTTGAAAACTGAAATCATGAAAAACCCAGCGTTGAAATCGTTTGGCTCATTTGCAGAAGCATCTGAAAAAGGTGCAGTGTCAGTTGACATGCTTGATATAGCCTTGCAATCATTAGGACAGGCAGGCGGTGGCGGAACAGAAACGATTAAAGATGCGTTTGACTCACTTGACGAAACTATTAGCAATGCTTTGTTACCCGCATTAGATGCTATCACACCCATTGTCACGGACATTGTCAACAGTATTGCGGATAGTATACCAAAGGTTATTGAGTGGTTTAAACAGCTTTGGAAGGAGATAAAAAACACTGGAGCGATTGATATTTTTAAAAATGCGTTCAGTGAAATGGGAGGGCTAATTAAACCAGTTGTAGATGCGGTCGGGGATTTTATTTCAAAGGGCGATGGAACAAGTGGGGTGATTGGTCTGATAGCAGGAGCAATTAAAAACTTGGCTGACGCAGTAAAAATAGTTGCAGATGTAATCAAGTTTGCAGTTGATTTGTTGACTGGCACAGGTACGGCAAGTGATATAGCAAGGTCAGCAGTTGTTGGCTTAACTGGTGCTTTTGTAGCTTTCAAGGTTGTTTCAGGAATCATAAAAATCGCAACAACAGCAATGGCAATATTCAATGCGGTCATGGCGCTAAATCCTATCATGCTGTTAGTCATGGCTATCACAGCACTTGTTGTAGGGTTAATCTATTTCTTTACTCAGACAAAATTGGGTCAGGAAATATGGGCTAATTTCATATCATGGTTGCAGATGGCATGGGAAGGAATTAAAACATTCTTTTCAGGATTGGGTACATGGTTTTCTGAATTGTGGACAGGCATTACAACAATAGCGTCAAGCATTTGGCAAGGCATAGCAGACTTTATCGGCGGTATCGCACAAGCAATCATGAATTTCTTTGCACCAATCGTTGATTTCTTTTCAGCTATTTTTGGATTGGTCGGAGCGGTTGTAGAACTTGCATGGCAGTTAATTTTAGCGGGTGCAAGGTTAGTTTGGGGCGGTATTACAACAATTTTTGGTGCAGTTGTCGGATTCTTTAGTCCTATTTGGAATGCAGTAAGTTCAGTTGTTGGTGGTGTATTCAGCGCAATTGGCAATTTTGCTAGGAATGCTTGGAATGGCATTGTGTCAGTGTTCTCAGCGGTTGGCGGTTGGTTCAGCGGAATATTCAGCGGTGTGAGCAGCGCAGTAGGCAATGTATTTAGTGGATTTGGACGATTTGCGCAAGATGCTTGGAACGGTATAACCTCAGTTTTTGGCAACGTTGGCAAATGGTTCGGTGATATTTTTGACGGTATCGGCAGAACAGTTAGCAATGTTTTTAGAGGCATAACCGACACGATCGAAAAAGTCACAGGTACAATCTCAGGTATAACCGATAAGGTCAAGGGATTTTTCGGTGGTGGTTCAGTGATTATGCAACGAGAATTTGCAGACTTGAAGGCACGAGGACTTACTCAGAACAGTTCAAATGTTCAAAACAAATACGAAAATTCATTTACTATTAACGCATCAAACAATCAAGACCCTACAGCGATTGCAAGAGCAGTCAGACGAGAGTTTGAATTGGGCAGAGCATAGAAAGGAGAAACATGGTAAGACAATATAAGATTCACACTAACCTTGATGGTTCAGATAATGAAATAATTGACTTGACAGACGGAAAAATAAGGTTATATCAGCCATCCGACTTGGGAATTGTAACGAATACTAATATTTGGAGCACTCAAGGGCTTGGAGTTTTTGGCGATACAGCTATAAGCCATCCATCAATGGATTTTCGTTTAGAAACTTTTGGGGATGACTTGAAAGAAAACTATAATCTGATGAATGATTTTGTGAGTAAAATCCTTTCTCAGAAATATGTAACACTTGAATACACCTCAGAACAAGGCACATACTATGCAGATGTGAAGTTGTCATCAGTCACGAAAACAGAGGGTTATGGGGCTAATGGCACATTTAGCGAAACTATTTCGTTTGATGTCATTAATAAATGGTATGTTTACGAAGCCTTAACTTTCACAAGTTTTACAGAGGGCGAATTGACGGAGACAAGCAAGATATATTCAAATAGTAGATACACATATACAGATACAGCTTACACATATTATAGCGAGGACAACGCAGAACGTTTTAGCAAATGGCTTATTAAAGAAGGTATTTTTAGTTTTGTAGCAAGGTTGACGCCATCAAATTCAAAAGAAACAAAATACGGACTGAGATTCTTAGATGAACAAGCAAACGAATACACTAGCATCATTTTGAATTTAACCAACAAACCCGACTTTATTCAGTTGAATAGTGATGTAAATGACGAATACTATCAAGCGTCAACCCCTAACACAGTAGTCAATATGTTTTCAGCATTGGATTTTCAAAAGTTTAGAACACGTGTTTTCAAAAAAGGAACTATGGAGCTTGTGAATCTTGACAGCGTTGAAATGAATGTAAAACGAAAGGTGGATTTTGTGTAATGCTAGAATTTAATTTATATAACAATTTCAATCCTAATAGGTCATCTAATTTCATTGTAAAAGCTAGAGGTGTGGCAATGAGCTATGAACTATGGCAAACGGGCTATAAATACACAAGCACAGCCACTTTATCAATCAAAGCTGAAATCGGGGATGTGGTTGAAATCTTGATCGATGACAGCTACACACTTGCAACAGCTACAAGTACAGTAGAAAAGTTTGATTTGAATTTGTTATACATTGTGACGGATATTGACGATTCAAACAAAGCAACGTTAAAAAATTATTTCTGGAGCATGATTGATGGTGTTGAAGTACCAACAAGTATCTTGAATGGATCAAGTCTTAGCGTTTTAAGCACAATTACGAATCCCAAAATTGTTTCACTGGTAAATAATGGTCTGATAGCAAATAATAACGAGTTAGCACAACAAGTTAAATACAACAGAAAATCTGACACGGACACAGCTGAAAAGATTGCTCAAGATATGTTTAGGGTAATCAAGAGACAGCCATTTGTAGTTATGAGAAACAATGAAATTAAAACAGTCTTAGTGTCAAGGGAATGGTACAGACAGACAATATCAACAATGATAAGCGGTGTTCAGAATCCGAGCATTGAATTTGAAACAATTATACAGCGCTCAAACTATAATTTTCTTAACGCATACACGAAAAAAGAAGATGAAACTTATCCCTCACAGCCTGAATGTTATACGATTGACGACAGCAACAACATTATTAACCTATCAAGCTATATCGGGGATGGTTCAGATTTACCGTCTCAAAGACTAATTAAAACAAGTTTCTTTGACGAACAACCCACGCAAGCAGAAATAAAAGCGCAAATAACGAAAGATACGACAGTAACTAACATATTTTTTAATCAAAATGAGCTTATGCCTTTAATTGTTAATGACTTAATTGACTTGTATTATCAAGGGCAACTATACTCAGGTTATATCGCAGACCGTGCATTTTTTGAAAGTGATGGTGGGCTTAGAAATGAAAGATTGCTATTCATTGAAGGAGGAAATAAGTGAAATACTATGCTAAATTAGGCGGACAATACAGAATTGATGACTTTATTAACAACGTTGAATTAAGGCTTGACCATACGCAGATTTTGCCAGGCACAGTTAAAAAAATAGACGGTAACACGGTTTTAATAGATACACCCCTAAACTACAAATTGGGTCAAGGTGTCAGCCTTGGTGGCTATGAAACAGGCGGTAAAGGTTTCAGGCTGATGGAAGTTAGCATAACAGATTACCCAGTTTTCGCAGACGCAAAAATCACAAGAAGAATATACAAATAAAAAAGGAGAAACAAAATGACAATTAAAAATTATACATTTTTTAGTCCCACAGGTACAGAGTTCCCAGTCAGTGCAACAGCAGACAGACGACTTTATCTGATGCTTGGTGGCATGAATTATGGCGACTACAAAATGAAACATTGGGTAACACCAGTGAACTCAGGATTTAATCGCATCTACAAAGATTCAAGTTTCATTATCGGTGGTGCATATTTTGAGCTGAAAGAACAAGCGGTTGTTGTTTCAGCAAACACAAACAGCTACATTCATGTAAATATTGACTTGAGCAATTTGGCGAGCCCAGTTTTTGTGACCGTTGAAACACAAGACAATTCAAACAACGTTGACATAAACTCAAATTCAGGGATCTTGAAAAAGTGTATTGAAATAGTGAGATCCAACGCATCATCAATCAGTAATGTAACAGAAACAAGTCAAGATTCAGACTTAATAAAACAGCTAAAACTAGCTATGAACCCAATCGGCACTATACTTACAACGACTAACAGCGCTAACCCAACAACTTATTTGGGCGGAGTATGGGAGCGTTACGGAAAAGGTAGAACGCTTGTAAGTGTTGATGAAGAAGATTCAGCTACATTAATGAAAACAGCAGGCAACAACGGTGGTAGCACAAACCCACTTTCATCTCATGCTCACGATTTCGGCGGAAGAACGAGCGGTGAAAGTATTGTGGCAGGCTCCACTAACAACCCTGATATCAAATTTCAAGGGGCTAGTAGTGGCAATGGGTTAAAGTCAGCTATTCACTCGCATGCTTTCTCGGGAACGACAACAACGACAGGCGACAATACCAACCATAATAACTGGCAACCTTTTGTTACAGTTTATTTCTGGCGCAGAACGGCATAGGAAGTGTGGATGATGGAATATAAACTTTTAGGAATCAGCGGCTTGATCTTGATTATTTTACTGCTAACCTGGCTGAAGGACGGTAAGCATATGAATCCGCCGATTGAGCGGCGTGCGGTCATAGATATGGCAACGATAGCGATATTTTGGGTAGTTTACGAGTTTTACAATTTCAGCAAAGATAAGGCGTTTGTTGAAGAAGTTAGCATGATAATCAATCTTGCATTGTTGTTTTTCTTGGCACGGATGGTGCAATTGATAGCCCAACTAAATCCGATGATTCAAGATTTTGTGGCATTTCTCAAGAAAAAAGGCGTTAAAATTGACGAGTTAGACGATTGAAAAGGAGGTTAAAAATGGCATGGAAACAGCTAATACAGCCGAATATTAACATAAGCGCACGAGCAGGCATGTGTCTTGAATATGTAGATAATGCTATTAGAGCAACTCAGAGGACATATACAGCACAAATAGCTCACGATACAGCAAAGCAAAAAGGATGGGTCAGAGCTAATCAAAACTATCCGAGAAATGTTTGGTTTGTTATGTTTTGGAGTATTGACAACGGAGACTATCAAGGGCTAGGGCATGTAGCGATTGCGTTTGTTGATGGTAATGGAGTTATGCAGATACACGATAGTGAGGTACACCGTGGAGCTAGACAACCTTACACAACGTTGTCAGAAGTGGCAAATTGGTTTGGAAGTGTTAGTACAAGATTAACTTATCTTGGTTGGTCGATTGGTGTGGATGGTGTAAAGTTAATAGAAGAAACTAAAGAAAAGACAAAAGCAAAAAAGGGAGAAATTATGATACTGTTTAGAGATAAAGACGGCAAGGTCTATTGGCTAGTTGGCAATAAGTACACTTATGTTGGCAGTCCGAGTGATTTAGGGAAGATTCAAACGCTTATGAACAAGGCGGGGTTCGATACTTGGATTCACACAGATGCTAAGCAAATTGAATATTTGAAAAGATTAGCGCAGTTAGTTTAATAATGATAAACACTTTGAATTATTTCAAGGTGTTTTTTTGTTGGATAAGAAAACATTTGTTAACAATTCAATAATATTGAATAAAACATAAATTAACAAAACAACAATATTTATAAAAACTTTTTGTATAAAAATAGTTGACAT